AAAACATTATCAGCTCTTCCTACCGTTAAATCAACTTCCCTGACGAGTACGCCTGGAGATAATTGAGGAGTCGCCATGTTTTTCTCCGTAAATCTCAGTTTGTCTGAAAATATTTATTAAAAAGTTAATTTTCAGTGGGGAAACCTGACGTGAAATATTTACCAGTCAGGATATTCCCATTTATCAAGAACCTTTGATGTCATTCTACTTCCAACTATCCTCTTTATCGTACATTCTTTGCACTCATACGAATAAGAAGATGCAACTGGACCTCTATCTTTGCGTGTTCTATAAAACCCATCTATTAAATTTTTAACCTCTCCACAAATCCTACACTTTCTATCACTAAGCAATAAATGACCAAGTTTTATCTGCTTATCTAGTTCCATTAGATATAATCCCACATATAAGACATGTCGCCATATTCATCTGTATACCATCTATCACCAGAACTATCCACAAAACTATTTTCATCTGTACCATCAACGATAAAACCAAAAGGAGACATATCTTGTTCTATCTGATTTTTTTGCTCTTCATATATTCTTTTTCTAATATCTTGATCTGTTAGTTCTTTAAAATAATCTTGAGCAACTAACCATGCATAAATTACCAAACACATAGCCAAGTCATCATTACACCCTTCTTCTGCTTCAAATGAATTATGTTTTTGGATAAAGGTAGTTAGTTCAGAGATAATATCATAATCGTTAAAGATTAATTTATTCTCCTCAATCATTGTTTTTAGATTGAGAGAACCGACTTTTTTAACAGTCTTGGACATCTTTACGCCAAGTTGAGTTTTCTTCCCAGAAAATCCTTGTCCAACAATCTGTCCTGCTCTACCACGCATTGAGCACATGAGGACATTTTGGTATTCGAGATCATAGTGAAGCAATGATGCTACTTGATCTCCAATATCGTTGACTTCGCAAAGAATATATGCACTATTATAATTTTTTGCTACTTCATATATTATGTTTGGAAATAGCATCGGTTTTATTTCATTATTTCTATACTTTGCAACTACTCTATGAGGAAACTCTGTTATGTCTACAACCACAAAAGCAGAGTAATCTTCACTAACCCCTCTGGCTACGTCAACCGTAATCACATAATCATGATTTTCTTTGACATTTTCATATACATCTAAACCAGCATTTTGAGTTTGTGGATGATCATAGACCAAACTTCTTAGTTTTGATGGTGCAATAAGAGTATCAACAGATCCTAGGAATTCGCATTCAAACTCAACTTTAAACTGCTGTTCTGAAGTGTTTGCGATCGTTTGCTTCTTCCACTCTTCATCTCTACCTGGAACCTCACTCCAGTGAACATCTGTGAATACATATTCATTTTTACCCTTCTCGGCATCGTGCCACATGCGGTAGAAGTGATTCATACCATGAGGCGTAGATACAATAATTACTTTTGTGTTTTTACCTGAAGTAATTGTTGGATATACTGATGCAAAGAATGAATCTGCGATATGATTTGGAACGAACGCAAATTCGTCCAAAAATAGGATATTGAATGACATACCACGAACCGCAGAAGCAGAAGTAGAAGCAGCCAAGATTTTACTTCCGTTCTCAAGTTCAAGAGAACCCTTGTTCCAAGAGATGATACCCTGTTGCATCCACTTTGGTAGATTTTCATATGCTGTCTGCAATCTGTCTAATAGTTCTCTAGCAGTTGCTGCTTTGTTTGCCAGGATACCTATATTTACATTATCATTGAATACTGCAAAATGAAGAAGGAAAGAAACTACAGTAGTTGATTTTCCTGTCTGACGAGGCATCTTACAGATATTAAATCTGTGTTCATGGAAACGATTGACAAGTTTTTCCTGAAATGGATACATTTGGAATGGTTGTAATCCATGGTCAAGAGTGACAATCTTTACATAGTTCTTTGCGAAATAGACTGGATCATCCTTACATTTAATAAACTCCTCAATCTGTTCTTGTGTGAACTCAATTGGAGTATTGGCCTTTTTTAATAAAGGATTACCAAGATATACATCAGACATAAAAAATTACCTTTGTTCAATCCAGTTCAATACTGCGAGTGCTGCTTTATTACTGTTTGGAGAGGCACAAGCAAGTGTATAAGTATCACTGATCGTACCAATACCACTTCTACCTAACTGAATTGCTGCTTTTTCGTCAATATCAATCAGTGCTGCACCACCCCCAACAACAAATCCATTTAATAAAGTAGTTCCGCCAGTCGTTGCAGTTTCAGTAATATTATATTGCATAAAAGAGTTTGGGTCTGGATGATCTACCCAAGTTCCACCCGTATTTGTTGCATTCTCAAGAAGTTTCCAATAAACATTCGTGTTATCATTAGTTGCTGCCTGCAATGACCTCAAAAGCATTACACCAGTTAAATTATTACTCTTCAAACGAATACTTATAATGGGATAAAATGTATTTGCAGATGACATCGTTTTCCCTGTGATGGGATTTGCAATACTCAAAAGAGTTCCAAGTTTCTCTGGTTCTCCTTCCTGGATAAGAGAATTGGAACCTTGATAAAGATAGTGAGTTCCTGCAACACCAGTTACATTCTCAATCTCAACACGAATAGGAAGAAATGGAGTAGAACACCAAACTTTATCTTGAATATTTGAGTTATCAAAAGTATGACTTTTAATGGTTTCACCTTTCATCAACCAATTAAATTCTACTGTTCCTGCACCATACCACTCATAAGAAATGGAAATCATTTGTTGCTTTGTTGGGTCTGCGATTACACCAGTCCAACCATTACCATCAAACTTTTCGCCATTCCATTCATCTCTACCAACTCTTATTTCCGTAGTAATGCCTGATGTTGAAGTGCGAATTACATACGAATATGTTCCACCATCATCCTCAAAATAAGCACCATTGTATTCATCAAATAACCCAAATCTTCTACGAATGCCTACCTGCGGTGTTTCTAACCTAATTGCGAATGCAAGTGTTGCAGGTCTTCCAGGAATGTATCTCATCACATTCTTGGTCTGTCTAATGACTTTACTTCCAGTGGTAACACCAACTTGCATAACCACATTACTAGCAGAAACATTATGAGTTGCAGTCCCAACACCAACTACTCTTTCATCCCAAACGTCAGTTTCTTTACCGTACTGGAAAGTATTGAAGAAAACTGTTTGGAAAGGTGCTACTTTTAATCTATTATTATTGGAAAAATTTGGTCTCCAATCAGTTTGCTCACCCCAATGATCTGCGATATTAAAAACTTCAAATAAAGATCTTTCTTGATTTAAAAAATCTTGGGTAGTCTTATTCCACTGAGCCATTAATTATTCTCCCCAACTCAATCTTTCTGGTTGATATCTTTGTACGTTTTTAATTCTTGATGCTTGTTGAGATGCTGGATAAATGTTATGAACAATTGCTCCAGGATATTCTCCTTGGAGTTGTTCTGCTAGTTCGTTCTTACTTATCATTCCACCTTCAACTTCCATTCTATACAATCTTCCTTCCCAAACTACATCTGCAAAGAATGACTCTTTCGTAACTTCGGGTTCAGAACTATTAATATAGAGATTCCCATTGAAATCGCCAGAGATATTTACAGACTCTGATAAAAATTTCTTAAAACTTTTCATTTTAGTTACAGTTCCAACGACGGAGTGCTTTGTTGATTCTTGAATCTGGGTCTCTTGCAGTTTCTGCAGAAGTCAATCTTTTTTTCATTCCAGTCATACGGCGGCAAAAGGACTTGCGGCGCTCAGCCCTCTTGCCTGTAGGCTTTTTTTCAGTTACTGCAGTTTGTAGTTTTGAACCTGGATTCTCTCTACGATATGCATCAACCGCTTTCTGACTTAAACCATCAGTCTTATCCTTACGATTTACCGATTGCCAATCTTCAACTTGAAGAAATTGCTCACCGGGTTTAATATCAGAAACGTAGTATGATTGGACTCTTGAACCGGGATAAACTTTCTCAATCTGATCTCGTACTTCTTGTCTGCTTGGTTTTGTTGTTTGTGGGAAGAATAATTTAATCATAAAGAGTTTTCCTCTCCAATTCAAAGTAACGAGTATAATATTTCCAGTTTTTGCTGGAATCCTAACTGCCTCTGACATTGGTTTTACATAATTCTTATCTGGACCTGGTTTAGCAGAACTTCCACCCATGGGTCTTTTTGGAGAACATTCGCAGGGTGACTTACCGCATACCTCACAAACCTCGTCAGTTTTTTCC